AATGAGCGAACCAAAAGAGCCAATCGAATTTAACAACGAAAAACCCGATTACGAAACTGAGGCTTACGAGCGCGAGGAGCGTGACTCCGATTACGAGGAACAGCGTTTCGCGGATTACTACGGAAACAACCGTCGGGGCTGATTATGACTGACCTGATGAAATTTCGGCTAATTGAAAACATCGAAGTGCTGGCATGCCGCAATTCGGCCGAGCGAGTGGTCAAGGCGCTGAACCGTGGCGAAGTGGAACAAGCAAGGGATCTGGCCCGCAAGCATGAGATCGCGTGGCACATCACCGATCGTGAATTTCAAGACCTTAACCAACCGCACCGCAATAACGATTTTTGCGACGACGAGTAGTCGGAGCAAAACCAAGAAACCAAAACAAAGAAACAAAAAACCGAAAGGAAATCCTAATATGTACATGAAAGTTGAAAACATAACCCCAGACAGGGCAAACGAATACTTGCTAAAAACAAAGCAACAAAATGAAGATGGAACAGGATCGCAAAGAAGAAAAAGAGCATCACTCTGTCGAAGTTATGCGGCAGAAATTAACGCTAATCACTGGTTGCTAACGCACCAAGGAATTGGTTTTAACAAGCAGGGTGAGCTTATTGACGGGCAACACAGACTGCAGGCCATAGCATTGTCGGGCCGCACTGTTCCGATGGCCGTAACCAGAGGCGTTCCAAGCGTTATGGTTAATGGGGTTTCCATTAACCCGATGGACGTCATTGATTGCGGAGCCAAAAGAACTACTGGCGAGCAGTTGTCGATGAGTCATGGCTACTCAAATGGCAACAGAATTGCTTCAGCATCAAATGTAATTTTGATGTGGGCCACGAACGGAAAGGCAAAAAACAGCACTCCAAATGCATTAGTAGTATTAAAGCACTATCCGCAAATTGAGCGACTAGCGTCTGGTAATAAAACGCCGTTTTATACAGCCGCTGTCGTGGGTTGTTTTGCAGTCGCCATTAAGTCTTTTCCAGAGCTTGAGTCAAACTTTATTGATTCATTCTTATCTGGCGCAAATTTAAAGGCTAAAAGCCCGGCATTATTATTACGGAATATATTAATAAATAATCCATACGGAGGGTACGCCAAAATGCGCCTGTGGATGGGTTGGTGTTTTAATGCTTTGCGGGCTGCTGCTCTGAACGAGCCAATTAAGCAAATTAAATCTGGCCATATTGGTGCTGACTTTTTTGCAAAAGCTCAATCTAAAACGATTGCAAAAATTACAGAAGAAATCGGTTTGCGTTAACAAAAACAAAGAAAGGAAAACAAAAATGCCAATAGTAGCAAGCAGAGGGGGCACATATACGCCAGCCCCAGAAGGGAATCACGACGCAGTGTTCTGCGACGTAGAGGATCTCGGCGTAATAGAAACGCAGTACGGAAAGAAACATCAGATCCGCCTAGTATGGCAGATCGCTGAAAAGATGGAGGACGGGCGGCCGTTCACTATCGGCCGGCGTTACGGACTGAGCCTGCATGAGAAAGCAGCTCTGTTCAAAGATCTGAAATCCTACGCCAAAAAGGCGCCACCGCAGAATCTGGATCTGGAAACCTTGATCGGTAAGCCGTGCCAGATCCTCGTGACTCATGCGGAGCGTGATGGCTCAACCTACGCCAACGTGCAGGCCGTCCTGCCTGCGGGCGCAAACAAAGTGAAAGTCGACAAAGACTTCGTCAGGAAATGCAATCGCCCTGGCGCACCGAAACCAGCCGTCGTCGAGTTAGATGCCGACGGATCTCCCGTGCCGTTCTGAGCACTTGGCCGGGGTGGGCAATCCCCACCTCGGCCAGAAAGAATACCAAAATGGAAATCCTAACTTTAGTAGTTCAAATCGTATTCCCCACAACCGCAGTCGTGCTGGCTCTTATGACCATGCGCTTGCTGAAGGACTGGCAGTAATGGCTGCGTTAATTGCCACGGCAAAGACGGAGTCGTCGCACTATTACCTGGCGTCGGGTGAGTCGTGCCACGGTGATCTGCGATCCGCCCGAAAGGTGGGGGCTTATCCGTCCGTAACCACCATCCTCGGAGCGGCTGGCCCCAGCAAGCAAGGGCTGATGAATTGGAAAGAGGAGCAGGCGATTGCTGCGGCTCTTTCGCTCCCGCGCAATGATGGTGAATCGTTGGCCGATTTTGCCAAGCGGGTGGTATTGGACAGCAGAAAGGAAGTGGAGGCGGCCGCACTTCGCGGAACTCACATTCATTCCCTGGCTGAAATGATAATCAAACGGCAAGAGCCGGGTGAACTGGTCAAAGGCTACGAGGAGCATTATGCAGGGCTAAAAGAATGGCGTGAGTGTTGCGTGACTAAAGTTCACGCCAGCGAGTCCGTCCTAGTGAATGAGGCTGAAGGTTACGCCGGCCGAGTGGATTTGATCGCCCAGATCCACGGCGAGATGGAGGTTATCGATTTTAAAACGAGGAAATTTAAGAAAGACGCAAAAGGTATCTCAAAAGCAGCAGGCTATGAAACTGATCTTTTGCAGCTGAGTGCCTACGCATACGCATTTACCGACGATGGGATGGCTTGCCGAAACATTCTGATCGATCCAGTCACCGGCCAGTTGCAGGACATTCGCTACACCGCCGAGCAAGTTGCCCAAGCATTCGATGCGTTCACTTCTATTTGCAAGGTGTGGCGCTGGCTGAAAAAGTACGACCCGCGTGAGGTGCGCTGTGATTGAAATCCTATCCGAACAATCCACCCACGAGCAGTTGCTAAACCGCGTGCGCTCGTTGGCCCGCGAGCTGGCAGAGGCAAAGGCTGCCCTGGCGGCCGCTGAAGGCCGCGAAAACAATTTGATCGAGCGAATAAGGGCGGGCCTATGAGAGCGCTTTGCAACGTAGTGCTGACGTTTCTGGCGTTCTTTGGGTTCCCAGTGACGCAGGCATCGAACGTAATGATTGATCTACGGCCAGAGTCAAAAAAGATCGACGTGAAGAAAATCAAAGTTCGCATTACTGGCTATTGGCCCGGAGAGGACGAGTGGAGCAGCCGCTACCAATCGAGCACTGGCACCAGGTTGCGGGCTGGCCGTCACTGCGCTGTCGATCCAGACATCATTCCGCTATGGAGCAAGATCCGCGTGATGGGCGGAAAGCGGGAATGGGTGGCTGTGGATACGGGTACGGCAGTAAAAAGCAAGAAGGCGAGCGGTGGGAAGTTGCCGGTGATCGACGTGTTTGCTGCGAGCGAAAAGCAGTTTAACGCGATGGGCTTACCAAAAGTGGCGATGGTGGAGGTGATGAAGTGAGCACGACGGCCGCTAGGCTTGCATCTAAACGCAATCGCGCTGCTGGCCTTGGCGATACACGGCCGACGTTTCGCCGCCTGGGTGTGATCGCTGGAATGCTTCGCCGGGATCTGACCCTGCCGAGCTGTGCCAGGTTGGGTGTTAAGCTCGAATGTAGCTACAAGACCATCCAGCGGGACATCGATCTGCTGCGTGACTTCTTTGGCTATCCGCTGGAATACGATCGCAATAAGTACGTCTACAAACTGGCGGGGCCGCTGCCAAAGGCGGTGCTGTGAGCTTGCAGGATCTTCTAGCGATGTTCTCCGCCAGCGTCATCGGTACTTACACACCGGAGCAATACGCCGACTGTGTGCGAGAGGCCCGCGCCAATCGCCACAGGTGGGGAATGGGGCAGTGGTAGTGAAATAAAGGACTAAATATGAAATACGAAATTAACCATGATCAACTTAAAGAAATGCTGCAACTGCAAAAGGAATGCTCTGATGCCTTAGATCAACTATCAGATATTGGGATTGAGTTAGAGCGCATGAAGTTACGGATACCGCAATACTATGCCTTGCTTAATCTTGTTTGGGACATTTTGGGTATGCCGATAGATGGCTTTACAAGACTTAAGAAAGATAATCCTAGCCTTAACAACGGGGAGCTCTGCGATTTGCATTTTAAGGTACAGGATGAAAAACCTTACGATTTCTGTAGGGATAACCTTATTGAAAAATGCTTTAAGTTTCTGTCAAAAAACAAGATTGATGAGTGCTTAGAGTTTATGATTGAAGCAGCAGGCAGTATTAAGGACGCGGCCTCATGTCCGTAAAACGACTCACCTGGCATCTCGCCGTGCTCGAACGTGCGAAGAAGAATTTATTGAAGAAGCAGTACGATGCAGTACGCACTCGGCTGGATCTGGCCGTTCTTATGGCCACGGAAATGCTTAAGCAAGCCGAGGGATTTAAGGCGAAGGCAGTAGAGGCCAAGAAAGAAAAAGAGAGCAAATGAAGGATCTGGGTAAAATTACTTTTGGCAAAGCACGGCCTGCGCCGAAGCAGGTTCTAGTCGACGTAACCTATGACGCTAAGACTGCAAAGGCATTGCACGCATTTGGACTGAAGCAGTTAAAGAAAGATCAAGAGGCAGTGATTGAGTACGTGATTAAGAAAGCGTTGGAAGGGTTTGTCAAAAAATGATCGCACCACTACCACCCGCAATCGAAGCCATCCACCGCAACGGAGCCGCTGAAGGCGAGCGCAACACGCAGCTATTTAAACTGGCTTGCCAGTGGCGCGACCAAGGGCTTACGGAGTTCGACGCAACGACTAACGCAGAGGAGTGGGCGTTTAAAGTAGGGCTATCGCAGAACGAGGCCGTCAGTGCTGTAAGATCCGCGTTCAGCAAACCAGCCAGGGAAGCATGGAAACCGAAAGCCAAGTATGCTTATCAGAACGGGGCGATCGTTCGTGAGGATCTGCCAGTGCCGCCTATGCCCATCAGCGTGGAAAGTGGGCCAGTCGATAAGTTTCTTACCACGTGCTTCGACGTGGGTGATTTCATAAATATCACAAGATCTATTAAAGACGGCGACCGAGAGCGGCCGGACGGTGCAGGCGAGACGCGAAGCCGGGAGGAATGGCTAGAGCTGTTTAAAGGCGACGGGTTGAAGGAATGGCAAGGCGATGCAGTGGGCGTGTACGTGTCGATTAACGCTAACAACGGAAAGAATCGGAAAGCGGAGTCGATCGTGAAGTACCGCCACTGCCTGATCGAGTTTGATGAAAGCACGATGGCTGAACAGTGGGCCATCATTAAGCGCAGCGGGTTGCCTACGTCGTCCATCATAAAGAGCGGCGCACGTAGTCTGCATGCATGGGTGGAGATTCGGGCAGCCAACGCCAAGGAGTTCGCTGAACGTGTGGACTTTATCTATAAACATTTAGAACACTCTAAACCAGATCCAGCCAACAAGGACGCAGGGCGGTTGTCGCGGTTGCCAGGTGCGATGAGGACGGCCACGGGTTTGCAGCAGGAGTTAGTCGAGTGTGGCGAACCCACTTTGACTTACATAGAGTGGATGGAGCGCACGATTTACGGGGATATTCCTGAGCCTTACAAGTGGAACGATTTGCTTAATTTTAAGGAAACTGAAGATCCGACCCAGCTATTAGGCAAACGCTGGATCTGCCGTGGCGGCTCGGCGTTGTGGGTTGGCAGCAGTGGACTTGGCAAGAGCGTGCTTTGCTTACAGGCAGCGATCACATGGGCGATCGCTGAGTCGTTCTTTGGGATCAACCCGCACGGCAACGGTCTTAAATCGCTGATCATTCAGGCCGAGAACGACGAGGGCGACGTGGCCGAATCAATCCAAGGCGTGTTTAAGGCGATGAACCTTACCGAAAAGCAGAAGGCGTTAGTTATGGCTAACGTGACGATCGTGCGTGATTGCACATCCACCGGTGAGAAGTTCGTTGATCGTGTGCGTCGTTTAGTGGAAAAACATAAGCCTGACCTAGTCTGGATTGATCCCTTGCTGGCGTTCATCGGTGGCGACCTATCCAGCCAAGAGACGGCAAGTGCGTTCCTGCGCAATATGCTTAACCCGCTATCCCTGTCGGCCGGGTTTGCCTGGATGCTAATACACCATACGCCCAAGCCAGTTAGGGAAGGCAACGGGTACCAAGGCGCAGACAAGGCGTATAGCGGTTTTGGCTCAAGCGAGCTGACGAATTGGGCCAGAAGCGTATTAACCCTTGCGCCTTGTGGCGACGATGCCGATGGAAAGCGTATTTATAGGCTTGAGGTAACAAAGCGCGGGAAGCGGTCTAATCTCAATTCTACGGGCATTATAGCTCAAAATGCAGTACAGCCGCATGTTAACCTTGGACACAGCGATGTTGGGCTGGCGTGGATTCAAGCAGGCGAGGCAATTAAAAAGAAGCCAGGGCCGCAGGCTGAGACTGTAGATTTTTCTAAATATAAGGATTACCCATGCAGCCGGGGCGCACTTGAAGAGTGGGTAATGAAGCAAGGTGAGGGCAATTCTAAGTCAACAGCCTACCGAATTGTAGGCAAAGCGCTTGAGTCTGAAGCAATCAAAAAACAAGCAAATGGTACCTACGTTTTGGAGGTTAAAATCGATGAGCCTTTTTAACCTTCAAATTAACTTGAAGGTACCTTCAAGTTCGGTTGACGGTACCACATTCAAGATCCCCCCTTTAAGGGGGATCTTGAAGGTGAAGGTCGAAGCAACAAAACATCTTGAAGGTAGACCCCTATGATTGACCCTAAAATATTAGAAAGGATCCCATGCGGCTCACCAGATGTTTCTACGAAAATAGATAGCCTTAGGGATCTAGTGTTAGAAGCGTTTGCTCACATGGGTGCGACTGCAACCAGCTCATCAGTTGCCTTAACCGTTAATGCCTTTCATTACCTAATAACAAAAGCTCCTGACCATCCAGCGGTTCAGAACATGACAGACACGCGAGATCAGGCCGTACTGGCGATTGTTTTAAACCGTGAGACAAGATCAATGACGGCCGTGGCAAAGGAGCATATTAACCCAGCGACTAATAAGCCATTCACAAGGGCGGCAATCTCAAAGCAGGTAAACGAATTGTACGATCGGCTTGGCGTAAGAAGCCGATCACAGAAAAGCGAAAAGGCCAGAGAGTCATATCGCAAACGTGCTTACGATGTTCACGCAAAGCGGCGACGTGAAGCACCCAAATATAACATAGCCGCAATCTTGAAAGGACGGAACAAATGCAAACGCTAAAACAACTAATACGCAAACTAAACATTACACGCGACAAGGCTCTCGAACTGGTAGGGGAGACTCTTGGGCTAGCGGCCGATGCTGGGGATCTAATAGCCAAGGCTAAGGCCGACGGGCAAGACTTAGGTACAATATGCCGTGGGATAGGCATAACGGAGCACACGGCAAACGGCTATATCAGAGTATCATCCCATAGGCTGAAGCTTAAAGATTCAGATCCCAGCAACATTCGCCAGCAGTTTCTTTGGGCAGGGTTGCTGCCAGAGTCCATCAGCGTGAGCACGCCAGGACAGCCAAAGCCATTTATGGATCCAATCGTTCGTGCTGCTCAATGGCTGGCGAACAGGGGAGAAAAATTTATTAAGAACGACACAGAACTTAAAAATAAATTTTTAAAAGAAGCAGAACCAATTGTGAAATTATTTAATGACTGCATGAATTTAAAAAATAATTTTGAAAAATAAAATTTTAAAAAATAAAATTTAAAAAATTTGAAAAAAATATTTTTAAAAAAATGAAAAATAATTTTAAAAAAAAATCGCAAGGAATCTTTTATTCGGCCAAAAAGCAATCAGGTTCCGCGAGG